CGTATCAGCCCGATAAATCCGTTTTCCGGCAAAAGCTACATAGCTGCCGGTCGGCGTAGTTTCCAGATTGGTGACATTAACACGCTGCGTCCCGCTGACCGTGACGGTCCCGGAAACACTGGACGGAGCTGATTCCTCACCCAGAGAATTAACCCAGGTATAGACATAAGCACGGTCCCGTAAATCAGCAATATCCTCGGAAGCGGTGCCGTCATAGATTGCCGCTGAAGGGGTTGCTACCGGAATCGGGACGCCTAAAACATAACTGACACTCGGGTACATATTATCGCCGCCCGAAGTTGCCACCCCTGCATAAGTGAACTGGGGCACCCCGTCACCGGTAAAATAGGTGCGTTCGGTAGTGTCTCCGGCAATCGGACCCTTAACCACGTCGACCGCCGCTAACCAGTGAAACCAGTAGGTATCAGCAAACCGGTAAAGGGCCTGTTTAGCCCCGGCCTTACCAAGCGTTGCACTCGGGGAAACATCGTTTAAAGCCCGCAGCGCTCCGTTATCAAGATCGCAGTTGGTCGCACTCTGAGCCGCATTATCGGGAAGCAGGTGGGGAGCCACCTTCTTGATTGCGCCAACAAAAGCTTTGGTAACTTTAATCATTGTTCTACCGTCCTCTAGGCGCCGGGTTATCAGCCTGTTCCTGAGCCTCACGACCCTGCAAAGCGGTGACAAAGCGTTGCAAGTGGAGCATGGCCTGTTCACCGTTAGCGGCCGCGTCGGTATCCTTGGCATAAGCCCGAGACAGCATGTAATCAATCAAGGCCGGGGCCAGAATATCATCAATCGGGACTACCGCATCCTCTTCGATGGCGCTCGGCGCCACTGCATTAACAATCTCAATCTGACCAACCCCATCGGCCGGCGGATAGACATAGAACCCTTTGGGGTCCCGAATGTCATACATCCAGTGTTTAACCGCTTCAGTCTGGGTTTCGGACGGCCAGTCAGGCCGCGCTGAATCAAAAAGCGCCCGTTCCTGCCGGGTAATCGCCCGCCCTGGAGTGGCCCCGTCAGAGCCCATGTTACGGACTACATCGACAAGTTGAAAGCGTCCGGCGGCCAATTCCTGACGACTACCAGCCGCCAGAGTGACAACCTCATCCTGGGCAAAGAGGTCGGGTTTCAGATTGGCGCTTTCGGAAAGCCCATCATTGAGCCAACCCAGTAACTCGTCAGTATCAAACCGGGTCCCGGTTTGATCGTGAAGTTGGATCTGGGCCTTGTTGATCAGCGTTTCAGCGACTATCGTTCCCATGGCCTGCCCTCATTTAACAAAAGAGTTGTGGTTTAATGGTCAGGCTGCGTTTCCCGTAGCCCCGTTCTACCCAATTAAGGATATCGGTTAACCCTCGGCGGTATTCAGCCCCGCGAGCCACCGCCAGATTCGGGTCAGCCCACTTTTTCGGCATCAGCATTAACTTGGCTAAGGTCCCGGCCAATACGGTGGGGAGAATCTCATCCTTATACAAAAGGTCGTCAACCGTTGTGGTTGTCTTGGTCGGCCGTAAAGCCACGCGCACCACCAAAGCCCCGGTAACATCTTCAGTCGGGGTGGGGATTAACCGGATGGTATCGGCGGCCTCCCCTAAATAGTGGGTTGCCGAAGGCCCGGTTGACGCTCGCCAGGCCGGGGTTTCAGTATCGAGGGTTTCCATATCGTAACCACTCAGCAACAGATCGCTATAGATAACCTTGAGGACCTCGACAACCACTGAATTAGCCGGTGGCGTAGAAGCATAAGACGCCGTACCGGCTACCACGTCGACCGCCGCAAGGGTCGTTTGCCAGCACCGGGTTTTCGTGCAGACCTCGGACAAGACCTTGATCACCATATCCTCAATAATAAAATCCGGGCAGTCATTCAGGTAGGGCCTTAACTCCGCCACAAAATCATCTATATTCGCAGACATAACTTGATTACCTCAAAACAGTATAAGCAAAACGGGGAACGTCACGAGCGGCCGGAACGCCATTTTCATCCATTTCGTAAACCGTCATTACCGCATTCTCAATACCCCCAAGAACAATTCTGGGAATCTCAACCTCTATGCCGCGTGGGATCTGGTACGCGACTCCATTTGCCATCACCGAGATTGCCGACTTGTCGTTTTCCTGCTCATGGAAAAGCACTCTAACCCTATCCTTAGAAGCTCTAGGGTCAATTCTAGTGCCTACCCTGTTTTCTTCAACTGGTGGAACCTCCGGCGAAATCTCGGACGAAGTTTCGGGCTGCAACGTTATAATGGTTTCAATAAGCGTTGAACGAGTCGTATCCTCACCCATTGGCGTCCCAAAATCATCAGCCAGGATCAGTAAAAGTTCGGCTTTCGTCTTGCGGTCAAGCTGGTTTTTTGCGTACATTTAACCCTCCATGGTTAATTCAAGTAAAAAGGGAGGGAGCCTTTTACCCCCTCCCTCGCTTACTTACTGATTAAAATTTAAGCCTAGGCGGTGACTGCAACCTCGGCCCGAACCATCCACAACTCGTTAAGGATAACGACGGTCTGCATCGCTTTCCATGATACATGGCCGCGCTGACCCAGGGGATCCGACTTACTCGGGGTCGGGTTAATAACCGACGGCGTCAAGGCGTTTTTACCCTTCAGCGGAACAATCCCGTAAGCATCCCGAGCGAAATACAACACCGGGTAAACATCGGCGTTAGAGCCGGTCGTTGACTCCATCGCACCCTTGGCGCCGCCACCATCCTCCCAGGGAGCCAAAATAGTCGAGGTCAGATAACGGCAATCTTCAACCTTGCCGATCTCATTCTCGTAAGGGGTGATCGTGCCGTAATTTTCAGCGGCGACAAAGCCCGTCATCCCGCGAATATCGGATTCAACATCCGGGTGACAGATTGCGATAAACGCCGGGGCCACATTCTGAGTGGCATAGTTCGGCGTCGAACGCACAACCCGGGTAATCTTTTTGGCCTCCTGACGTTTTAAAGCCCGGGTGACCCGACGTTGTACAGTAGTTGTTAATACCGTGTTAACTGCGTCGCGGGCCGCTCCGTTTGCATATTCATAACTGGTTCCCGCTTTAAGGAGTCCGAAACGGACGTTTTCAATCATCGTCGCAGCCTGTTCGCCCAAAACCTCCTGAGCTTCCTGGAAAACCGGGTCTTCGTGGGTGTCGGCAATGACATCGGAAATCGTCACCAGGTCACCATACTGGATCAGGGTTCCATCTCTGTCATCCACAGTCAGCTTTTTAGCGGTCGGGGTGACGCCCTCAGTCAGGACATTAGGGGTTGCACTCAAGGCAGTATAACGTCGAAACTTGATAACCTTGCTTGATTTACTAGGTAACGGCCGAGTCTGACCGAAACGTTCGAAAACCAGATGCGGGATGCCCCGCTCTAACATTTCCTTGGCCGCATAAGCCGCCGTGCGTGGGGTAATATCCCCATAAGCAGTACTAGACATTATTTCCTCCGGCCCTTAAAAAGGGCGAATTTAAAAAATTAAGTAGTCAAAAAAAGCCACCGATTAGGTGGCTGCGAGGTCCAGAGCTGCCGGGTCACAAGCTACGGCAAGACCGCAATCAGTGGTGTCAGCCGCCGGGTCACAGGCTGTGGCATAATTAATATCGGTAACCCCGACATCGGCATCCAACTTGGCGGTAATCCCGACAATCGCAGCTCGATGAGCGGCTACATCAACCAGGTCACCGTCCAGCTTGGCACTCATCGCTACAATCGCGGCCCGCATCGCCGTCAGGTCGGTGAGAACCGACGTAAACAGGTCACTAAGATCCTCTCGGACAATTTTTTCATCAATCTTGGTAGACATTTTATTTTCCTCCGCAAGCCTCGTTAAAGGCTCCGTCAAAATCGTTTATTTTCCCTTTCGGGATCTTTCGGCCCCGTGATTTCACCGCCATCGCAGCGGCAACTCGGGGACTTCCCGGCAGGGGATCAGGATCGGGATCAGGAATCTCGCCTGCCGGGTCGGGGGTATTTTCCTTGAACCTGGTTAGCAGGTCAACCACCTGATTAGCAGTCCCTTGCTGCACCACTTGATGACAGGCCTGGGATACATAATCCGGCTGTGAATCTATCCACTGACTAAACTCGGGGCTTCCAGCAACCGTCTCGTAATCAGCATGGACGTTCCCGATAGCTGCAAAATGAGTTTCTGTAGCTGTCCGTTTTTTTTCAGCTTCCAACGGGGCTACGCGTTGCTCTATCTGTGACGCACTCTGATTAACTTTCTGGTCCACTAATTGAAGCACGGCCTCGGCAATCTCCGGGTATTCTTCCGTGAAGCCTTCCAGCAACGTGCCGGACTCGGGGCCCTCGGACTTCCCTGGGGGAAGCGCTTCTTCCTTAATGGTCGGCGGAACTGGATCTTTTAACCGCCGGTTTTCCTCAACCACCGCGTTAAAACGGCCTTCCAGGGACTTGAAACGTTGCTCGTAATTAATAACCTCGGCAGGGGGCTCGACAGCGGGGGGGTCAGTTAAACTATCCTCCGGGTCAACAACCGGGGCCGCTGGTGCGGGGTCTGGGGGATCATCCAAAGCCGGAGGATCTTCGTCACTATCCTCTACAGGGGTGACATCCTCGGGATTAAGATTCTCGGCAAACTCATCAACCACAGGCTGGGCCTCTGCCGCTTCGGCAAAGGCGCTATCAAAATCGTTAGCACTCATCTATGGATCTCCTTATCAGTGTCCTTTACGGGCTGATGCCTCTTTGCGCGGGTCAAGGTTGCCCTCGATATCCGCAATATATGTCGGTATCCGCACCTTGCGGGCCGTTAACGATAGTGTCCTTTCCTGACTTCTTCGGGGCCTGGTGAGGTCACCTGAGAAATCAATCTCTTTAAGGTTTTGATGCCACCCTGGTTCAAAGCCACCGCGTCCAACGGGGCATCATCATTTTTCTGGCGAAGCGTCTCAATCTCTTTTTTCAGCAACCCTAAAAACGCCTTCCCTAATGGTGTAGCGCTATTACTGCGACAGGTCTGGAGACTCATTGTTCACCCTCCGGAGGTTGGGGTACAGCCGCCATTTGGCGGACTTCCTGCTCTGTATAGAGTATTTCCTCAGGGTCGAGGCTTAAGGCCTTGGCACGTTGTTTGAGTAGTTTCTCGCGTTTGACATAGGGTGCGTCAACCGGGTTCAGGGTGCCCGCAGCAAAGGCCTCGATCTGTTGGGATTGCAACTCTTTGGCAACCAGTGAAGTAACCCCGGTTGCTTTCACTTGCAAATCGCCTTTGATGTCTTGGCGCGGATTAAACTGCATATTCCAATGATAAAGGGCTGTGATAAAGGGCTTGGTTATCCCATCATCATAATTTTGAATAACATCGCGTACCGTAATCTGGGCTGCGCCCATCAACATTGACAAACCGCCCACTGTGCGCCCGACACCTTTATCATTTTCGCCGTGCATGTAGCTCGGAATCGCAGTGACCTCATCGATATAGTGTTCAGCCATGTTCAGGAGTTTGAGAAATTCCGGGATCCGGCTATCAAGGTTGTAAACCCGCAATCCCGGGGTTGCCGCTTCGGCTCCAGTCCCGGAACGCACCCAGACTTTAAGCGGGTAGACATCACGGATCTTCTCACCAACATCAAAGAGTTGCCGGTTAACCTCAATCTGGGGGCCGATCGTAATCGCCGCATGGTCAAGCATCCCCCGTAATGCCGCATTCGCAATAGTCTGTGGGTCCCGCATAATCTCGGGAACCCCATGGCCGAATATCGATTCATCATCACGCTCAAAATAGTAAGCCTGATAGGGGTGATTGACCCCTTGGATTGGAGCCAGGCAAACCTTGATAACCTCAGTGCCCACAATCCAGACATTAGCCCAGAACTCCATGTCCAGGCATTCTTCCGGCAAGTCCTCGCAACCGTATTCCTGAAGGTCGGCACCTTCCATCACGCCCCACGATTCCAAGACATCATATTTTTTAGCCAAAGCCCGCTGATTAGCAGCATCGGTATTGGAGATTGACTGGAGATTGGCTT